CCATTAAGCCTACTTACTTCATATAATACTTTTAAATATTAGCTTGATATTTCCTGCAATTGGATGAGAGTTTATTATTTATTTTGTTGTAAATGGATTTCTACCAGTTTTATCCATTGGCATACCATTTTGATTTAAAGGAAACCCTCCTTTACTATAACCTAATTTACTGTTACCATTCATTGCTACTGCAAATGATAATGGATATTCTACTTTGTGACCTTTTAATGTTAGCATTTTATTTAGTTTTAATTGTTGTTTTATTTGTTTATTATATCTCTAAATATATAAATAACAATTATTATTATACATAGAGAAATTATTGATTTGATTATGAACTGTTTCATAATTTACTTTTTTATACCTATTATTAAACAATATATTAAATTAATAAATGATATAAATAATAATACATCATATATAATAGGTAATTTTTCACTATTTCCACCCCATACTAGTAATAATAAGATTGATATTATTGATGATAAAAACCATAATATCCATTTAGTTTGTTGGGGTTCATTTGAATATGTTGACATAATATTATATTTTAGTTAAGATATTAAGTAAAATAATAAAGACCATAATGATACTGATAATAATACCATTGAAATGTGATATTTTACTAATAATTGCTTATCAATAAAATGATATTTTATTATATCAATTAATGAAATAATTGAACATAATAATGCGAAAAAGAACGTTATTGTTGACATAATATTGTTATTTAGTTATTGAAATGTCCACATTGGTTGTCGTTTACCATATAACTTAAAAGATATATAGGTAATAAATTTATCAAAGTTTTTCATAATTTGTTTGTTTTAGTTAATGTAATAAAAATCTATTTATTTATTGCTTCATCTCTAAAATAGATAAAATAATGAGCTCATTTCCCTTAATATATGCAGGAACCACAAATACATTTGTTCTTTTGTTTATAGTTAAATTAAATGTATAAAATACTACAACTCACCTGATCTTATACTACGTCAGTGATAGCTAGTTTAATATAATCAGTCAACCCAGCATTATCTGTAATTGACTGACTAAAGTGTTGTTAAGATAAAGATTTTTTATCAATTGAAAAGTTTTCAAGCATTGTAGCAGAAATATCATAATTTTTCCATATCTGATGTACTACTGCTTTATAAAATCCTATATTAGTTTTTGATTCATAACTAATAATACCTGAATATGTTTTATAATATTCATCATTTTTACCTTTATTGTATATTACAGTTGTAATTAATACAAAATCATTTTCTTTATACATTATTTTGTTATTTAGTCCAGTTAGTATTTGTTTTATATAAATTTAATAAATTTTAATTTAATATATTTAGTATTTTTACGTAAATTATTATCTTTAAATCTCCAATCATTTATATTGAAATGTTTATGATAACCACAATAATTAATATTATGTTTAATCCAAATTTTATTATCGTTAATATATTCTATTTCAAATTCACTAAAAATAGCTTTGTTGATAGTTCTAATTGTAATATAATTAAAACATTTGATTATAAATTGTATCATTTGATATAATAATTAGTTTAAATTGTTAGTAAATGTGATTATATTGTGAATAGTATAGTAGTTAAATTACAGTATAATATGTATGTAAAAGCTATAACTATAAATATAGTTGTATAACTAGAGTTGTAGTTTGAGAGTTGATATTGGTGGTGTGAGTCTAACAAACATCTCACTATCAACAAGTTATAAAATAAACTTCTAATAGTTCTCTTATATCAGGACTAGTTTCATCACCTGTATCAGAAGTTTATAATAACATTAAAGTTTTAATCCTAATCATATTCTCTTTAATATTAGTCACCAATTAAAGTTTTAGTAATTATAAAGGGAAGACTCCAAATAAACCACTCATAATGTACTAAAACTTAATTGATAACATTAACCTATTATAACTTATTATATGATTTACTTTCTCACAGCTTAACCTGTATTTTGATTTCAAAGGTTTAAATAATCACACGCCACATTGGCTAATTAATTATTACACATAATAAGTTATTATAGGGTTAAAAAATAACCCCCGAAGGGGTTATAGATTATGCTTCAGCAGCAACTGGTTCAGCAGCTACAACTTCATCAAACATAGACCCAAATGCGTCTGTATCGATGTTGTTACCAGCAGGTAAGTGAGATGTTCTAATCCACATTTTACCGTCATCATCACGAGATAATGTAGATAGTAATGTAGAACCCACTTTGATACCGTGTGCTAATGACTTAGCAAATATCTGTGTAGTAACAGCTTTAGCAGGTGTACCATTAGGATATGTGAAGTTTACATTACCTAATACATACTTAGTTCCATTACTGTTAGTCATCTCTTTATCAGAGATTGATACTAATTCAGCTGGGAAATTGAAGTCTGTTTTACCTGTAGTTTCGTTAAGAACTGGTTTGAATTTTGTGCTCATCGTATAATATGTATTACGGATTGCTGTCGAGTCACGACTTTAACAATCCAGGTTAGACAAAAGAAGTACGGAGTACCTCCCAAAATTTGAAACGAGTGGGGTGACTTCTTCTGTTATTTACCATTCACGACTAATATATTTTTTTTTGAAAATTTTAAAAAAAGTTTAAAAATAATTAGGAAATATCATTTATTTTTCGTATATTTGCACAAATACAAATTATTATGGAGGAAAAGAATTGTAGTAAATGTAATAAAATTAAATCAATAAAAGATTTTTATTTAAATTATGGTAAACCTAGAAGTTGGTGTAAATTATGTGTAAATGAATATAAAAATAACATTCAACTTAAAAATCCAAATCATAAATCATTAGAAAGAAGAAAACATTATGAAAAATATAAAAAAGATCCGATATATGCATTAACTAAAAGATTTAGAAACGCAATTTATAGAAGTTTAAGAACAACTAAAACAAAATGTAGTTTAGATATATTAGGTTGTACACAAGAAGAATTTAAAATTCATATAGAATCTCAATTTACAGAAGGGATGAGTTGGGATAAATTAAGTGAATTACATATAGACCACATTATACCAATTTCATCTGCACAAACAGTAGATGATTTATATAAATTAAATCATTACACTAATTTACAACCGTTGTGGGCTAAAGACAACCTTAGTAAATATAATAAAATAATGTAAACGCTATTAACAAATACAAATTTATGTAAAATAAATCACTTTTTATTAGGATATTACAAATAAATGTTGTATCTTTGCAGTATTAAAATAAAATAGCAACTAGTTTAGGATACAGTTGCCTTCATTAAAGTGGACACGGCACTAACGTTTAGTTTGAAGGGGATGGGTTTTGCGAGGTATGACAACTTCTGTAACACTGGCTAGCCAAGGGTAACACATTTCTTAGGAAATCGTGGAAACCTCGCTACGCTTATTAGTAACTAAAGATTTATATTTAGTAGTATATTAAAAATACTAAATGGGTGAGATACACCCGAATTAGACCCTTTACTTTATAGTACTGGGTCTTTTTTTTGCACTAAATTGAACTATTTTACACTTTTTTTAAAAATAATTGCAAAAAAATTAGGAATTTACAATTAAATTGCTTATCTTTGCATAGAATTTAAAAATAACAAAATATGTTTATAGAAATACAAAGTAAATACAACGAAATAGAACAGAATATTATAGAGAATCAAAGAGATATTTTTAATATGTATAATTACTATACTCATAAATGGAGGGGAAACCGTCTTAATGATGTGAATGTGGGAATGTTTCTAGGAGATGGTAATATACCTACAGTACAGGTATTTGTTCGTAATAAGACTGGATACATTAAGTCACATATATTATTTAATAAAGCTGGAGATACAATAATAGATACTAAAATTTTAAACACAACCTTTTAATGAGAAACGGAGAATTAATAGATTTAAGAACTGATAAAGAAATTATAGAAGAAACTAAAACTTATAATCCAAAGAATTTAGAATATTGGAGAAATATATTTCCAACTAAAACAGATAATGAATTAGAAGAATATAGAACTAGATGGAGTAAAGAGAATCCTAAGTATTTAAAATTTGAAAGATTATAATATGCAAACATTTACAAAAAACGGAAATAGAAAAACAAATGTTTTAGATAAACTTAATACTAAGAAACAAGTTAAAACATTTTATATTAAATTAAAACAGATTAATGAATTATCTGATTATCTTAAAACATTAGAAGAACCTGTTACAGAAGAAAATATTGATTCTATTGTACCAGAGTTAATTGGTAGAGATTTGGATTCAATGGAAAAAAGTTTAATTCTTAGCAGACTTAGTAATGAGTAAAGAAATAACCGTTCAAAATATTTATAACTTCATAGAAGGTAATATTAGATTACGAACTAAGACTTTGCAACCTGAACACATTAAAGAACAGATTGCTCACAGGTTATTAAAATGTAAGGATGATTGTGCAAAGAAAGGTGAATGCATCGTATGCGGTTGTGATTTTCCAGACAGATCTTACTCTTCTAAATCTTGTAACTTAGAAAGGTTTCCAGATTTTATGAGTAAAGTAGATTGGGAGTTATATAAAATAGATAATAAAATTGAATAAATGGAAAAAGAATATACAATTTTTGAAAAGGATTTAAAAAAAGCATTAGATCAATTAGATACATTTCAAACTAAAATGGAATTATTTACAGGTAAATATCCAAGATTTAGTTACACTGTAAATGTAAGTAAAGAATCAGAAGGATGGTTAATCCTTTTAAACATTAAAACTAGATATGAAAAGAGAACTACTCCGACATCTTAACTTATTATATAAGTATGTTGAGTATGTCAATAAGATGCACGTATTTCCATTCTATGATACTGAATGGGTACAAAATATAAAAGATAAAAGAAATGAAATTATGAATGATAAGACAAAAGATTATGATAAAGAACCAGTCTTTGCCTGTAAACATTGTGGTACATTAGTTGTACCAAATCAATATGAAGTAGATGATGATGGTAATGAAATATGTCAAAGATGTAACTCAGTAAATGAAGTAACTGAATATAAAGATATATTTGAATATAATAAAGAACAAAAGATTAAACCTAAATATTAATTATGGATAATGTTAAAAACGCAACTATAAATGTAAAGATTAAAAATTTCTTCTTTAGATATATTGAGTTTTTAAAACCTTTTCATAAACTTCAGAAACAACATTATACAGTAGTTGCTTTATTATTATATTATCATTATCAATTTTCTAAAGAAATTACTAATAATAAAATTCTATGGAAAACAGTATTTGATTATGATACTAAAATTTTAATTACAGATGAATTAGGTATTACAGCACAAGGTTTAGAAAATATATATAGTCAACTTAGAAAAGCTAATGTTATAATTAACAATGAAATATCTTCTGTATATATTCCTCAAATGGATAAGAAAAATAAAGTGTTTACTATTAATATTAATTTTAACATTGTAGATGGATAAATATTATACACCAGAAAAAGAAGAATTTTGTTGGGGTTTTGAATACGAATCTGAAGAAGATCCGAGATTTGGAATATGGGGAAAACAAACAGTAGGTGCTTGGTCTAAATTTAAATATTTTGATGATGATTCTGATGTGGACTATCGAGTTAAATATTTAGACAAAGAAGATATTGAAAGTTTAGGTTGGAAATCTAATAAAGATATACAACATTACTATAAATCACCTTGTAATAATTTTGTTTTAAGAATTAAATATGAAGGATTATGTATTTATATCTATAATGAATATACTGTAGATAAATTAATATTTGAAGGAAAAGTTAAAAATAAATCTGAACTTGTAAAACTTTTAAAACAGTTACAAATTGGATAAAATTCAAGAAAAGAAAGTAAATGATATTATTCATACAATAGGTTTAAATAATAATCTTAGAGATTGTGAAGTAAGAGAAATAGTTGAATCACAGTTTAGATTTATGTATGAAGAAATTAGAAAAATGTCATTAGATACAATGATAGGTGAAGAAATAGATAATTGTAAAACAAACTTCTTTTTTAAATACTTAGGAAAAGTATATACATCAGGAGAAATAGTAGATAAACATAAATATAGATTACAAAAAAGTAAAGAAGAAAAGGATGAAAGAGAACGTAACAGCATATGATGCTTTAGAGATTAGTAAAGAATGGTTAGAACAACCAATGTTTAATAAAGTAATTATTACTTTAAATACAGAGAATACATTAGATGAATTAGATTTATCTGATAATGCAATGAGTCAATTTCAATATATTATTGCTAAAGGTAAAAATGTAACTAGTGTTGAATTAGGAGATAAAGTCAGACTTAGTTTAGATAAAATGACAAGTAAAAAAGTTAATCCTAATAACTCACACGAAGATATTACAACAATTGAATTAGACCCTATTGAATTTGATGGTAAGATATTTGCTATTATTGAAGATAGATTAATTAAAACTAGATTTACAAATTCTAAAGAATTACAAACAAACGAATAAAACTATAACCCAACCTGAGAAATCTAGTTGGGTTTTGTAGGTATAAAACAAAATTAAAAATATGAATGGATTTTTGTTAAAAGATGGAGTCCTTACTGTAGAAGATCAGTTATGGGCATTAGAACCATTTAAAAAAATACTAAAGCGTGATAAAAGTCGTAATAAAGATTTAGCATTGAAAGAGATGTTATTTATATATTACTATACAGATATAAAATCTGATTATCTAATTATAGATATTAAATTTAGAACTGAAGAAATTATAAAAGATTTACAACTTCCTGATAATTGGAAGATAGATTCTGTAATGCAAGATGCAATTAATTTTTATGAAGAAAGAAGTTTAACAGTAATTGGTAAATTATATAAGAATGCTTTATTAGCGGCTAATGATATATCAGAATATTTAACTAAGACTAAAGAATTATTAGAAGAACGCGATGATAGAAATAAACCAGTAACTACATTAACAACTATTGTAGGTGGTATTAGTAAAATTAAAGTTGTAATGCAAGATTTAAAAGCTGCAGAAAAAGAATTAATTAAAGAGAAAATAGAAACTGAAGGTAGAATGAAAGGTCAACAACAAATGGGGATGTTTGAATCTGGCTTACAAATAGATTAATTATGGAAATAACAATAGAAGATTTTTTAAAAGATGTACAACCAGAATTTAATGCTTTTAAAGATAAATTGGAAAAATATGAAGGACCTTTTAAATTAATACATATTGAAGGTCAAGGTTATATATTAGAAATAGATATTGCTAATTTAAAATTAAAACAATAGTGAAAGAATTACATTTTGGAAAAGAAGCGAGAGATAATATTATAGAAGGTATTAATGATTTAAATAAAGCTGTATCTAGTACAATGGGACCTAATGGTGCTACAGTTATTATACCTAATAAAAATAAATATGGTGAATATATTATAACTAAAGATGGTGTATCTGTCGCAGAACAAATCACATTTAAAGACCCATTAAAGAATATTGGTGCAAACTTAATTAAACAGGTTGCTAAAAAAACAGCAGATGAAGCTGGAGATGGTACAACAACATCTATAGTATTAGCTACAGCATTTGTTAATAATTTAAAAGATTTTAAATCTGTGGATATTAATAAAGCATTTGATGAAATTATACCTAAAGTAATTGAACAATTAAAACTTAATTCAAAAGAATTAAAACACTATGATATTAAACACGTTGCTAGTATATCTGCTAATAATGATTCACAGATTGGTGAACTTATTCAACAGGCTTATAATCATTCTGATATAGTTAAAATTGAAGAAAGCTCCAATACTGAAGATATATTAGATACTGTTCCTGGAATGTCACTTCCAGTAAGTTATTTTTCTAAACATTTTATTACAAATCAATCCAAAGGTATTTGTGAATTTACTAATGTTAATACTTTAATTATAGATGGTAAGTTAGAAAAGTTAGAAAACTTTAGACCTATATTAGAATTAACACAACAACCTAATAATTCATTATTAATAATTGTTGAGGATATACACGAACAGGCTCTTAGAAAGCTTGAAACATTTGTTCTATCACAATCATTACCTATATGTGTTATTAAGTCACCAGGCTTCTCTAAACATCGTAAAGACTTATTACAAGACTTATGTGACTTTACAGGAAGTACATTAATTACAGATATATCTAAATCTTATAACACAGATATTCTTGGTAAATTACAATCTTGTAAAATATCTAAAAATAATAGTATATTAGTAAAAGATGATTCTATAGATGTTTCTGATAAATTAGAAAACCTAACTGAGTTATCTAAAAATATTGAATTAGCTGAACACGATAAAGATTTACTTAAACAAAGAATAGAATATCTTAAAGGTAAAATATCTATTATTAAAGTTGGTGGTAAATCAGAACTTGAAATGAAAGAACGTTTCGATAGATATGATGATGCAGTTAAAGCTGTAGCTTGTGCGTTAGAAGAAGGAATTGTTGAAGGTGCAGGTATTGCTTTATGGGAAGCTCAATATAGTCAAAGAAATTTAAACGAAGATCAAGATTCATTAAAAATTAAATTATTAGATTCTTTATCTTCACCATTAAATACTATAAATAATAATGGAGCAGATATTGGATGTTTAGATGATATGTTTGAACAAAATATTATAGACCCATTAAAAGTAACTAGATGTGCATTAGAAAATGCTGTATCAATCGCTAAAGTTATACTCAGTACTGAAGCTGTAGTTTTAAATTCCGAAGAATGGATGAAATAAAACCCCTTTATAAAATGAATGGTTTTCAAACACCATTAACTGAAGATATTAAGAATTCACTTCCACGAGAAGTTTATTTAGAATTAATAGATATTATAAGTTCAATTACTTTTATTAAAAATTTAATTAATACAGAAGATATTAGAGGTTATGCTAAAGATAAACCTAAATCTAAAGATTATGAAGATGGTAGAATAGAAGTTGATTTAACTAATCCTCACATATTAGAGAATATGGATTTCTTTAGAGAGAAAGCTTTATTCTTTGAGAAACACGGTAAATATACACATCTTACACCTAATCCAAATCCTAAGTCAGAATATGGAATGTTTTGGAAACAAGAGTTATATAGATGGAAACACGGTTTAGTTAGAGAATCAGATGGTGAATGGATTCCTGGAGAATTATATTTCTATTGGAATTATTCACCAATTTGGTTAGTAGAACAAGCAGGTACACAATCTGATGGTGCTAAATCTCAAGGAGAACGTGTACGTAAATTTGCTAAACCCTGGTTAGGTGATTACTTATTTCATCACTATGTTGAACAATGTAAGCGTAGAGGTAAACACGGTAAAATGTTAAAATGTAGGGGTGTAGGTGCATCATTTAAAGCTGCATCTTGGAGTCCCCGTAATATATATGTTTATCCAGGTTCTGGTAATCCTAACTTTCATTTAGCTTCTGACAAAGGATTCTTATCTGGAGATAAAGGTATCTGGGGTAAAATTGTAGATTGTTTAGACTGGATTGCGGAAACAACTCCTCTTGAAAGAATGAGAGTTGTAGATAGAGCAGGTAGTACATTAGAGATACAGTTAGGATTTAAAGATGAATATGGTGTACGTAAAGGTAATTTAGCCTCTGTACACGGTATATCATTAAAAGATAATCCTGATAAAGCTAGGGGTATTCGTGGACCACTTATTCATTATGAAGAAGATGGTCTATTTAACAATCTTGAAAAAGCTTGGAACGTTAATAGAAAAGCTGTTGAAGATGGTAATACTACATTTGGATTTATGATTGCAATGGGTACAGGTGGGGTTGAAGGTGGCTCATTTGAAGGCTCTGAAAAACTATTTTACAGTCCAGGAGCATATAATGTTTATGGTATTCCCAATGTGTTTGATAAAAATGCAAATGGTGATACTGTATGTGGTTTCTTCTGGGGAGCTTATATGAATCGTAAAAATTGTTATGATGAAGTAATAGGTGAACCTGATGTTATTAAAGCTTTAATTGAGATATTATTAGATAGACATTTAGTTAAATATAGTTCTACAGATCCATCTGCAATTACTCAAAAGAAAGCAGAGGAATGTATTACACCTCAAGATGCTATTATGCGTACTGAGGGAACTGTATTTCCAGTATCAGACCTTAAAGATTATTTAGAATCTATAATGGTTAAAAAAGAATCTTTCTTAGCGGAACATTATGTTGGAGAATTAGTTAGAACTGGTGATGGTAAACTTAAATGGAGATTAAATAATGATAAATTTCCATTACGAAGTTATGATAAAGATAATGCTAATCGTGAAGGTTGTTTGGAGATATTTGAAATGCCTTCAGAAAATGCAAATGGTGAAATAGCTCACGGTAGATATATCGCAGGTATTGACCCTATTGATGCAGATTCAGGTACATCATTATTTTCAATTCAAATAATGGATTTATTTACAGATAGAATTGTAGCAGAATTTTCTGGAAGACCAAGATTAGCTGAAGAAGCTTATGAAATATCTTTAAGACTATTAGAATTCTATAATGCAATAGCTAACTATGAAAAAAACTTAAAAGGTTTATTTAGTTACTTTGATAAAAAGAATGCTTTGTTTAGATTATGTGACACACCTCAAATTCTTAAGGATATGCAAATGACTAAAGATATGGGGTATGGTAATACATCTAAAGGTACAATGGCAAATCTTGAAGTAAATAAATGGGGTAGAAAATTACAAGCTGATTGGATGAATACATCTTTAGAAGATGAGGAAAATCCTGGTAAATTAAAACTACATACATTAAGAGGTTTAGCATATATTGAAGAATGTATTAAATGGAATTCAGATGGTAACTTTGATAGAGTATCTGCAGGTGGTATGTTATTTATACTTAGAGAAGATCGATATAAACGAACACAATCTGCAATAGCTAATAAAGATAAACAAGTTGAAACTTTAGCAAATGATAAATTTTTTAATAGAAATTTTAATAAACCAAACGCTATGAACGGAAAACAAATACACTATTAATATATGGTAAATTACTTTGAATTAAAACTAAAATGTTGTATATTGTGAAGTTAAATAAATTTAAATAAATGGAAGGAAGAAATTTACGAGTTCAACAACCTCGACAAAGATTACCTTATAATAAAAAAGATAAAGACTGGAGAAAAGATTGTATCGATTTTTCAGATAAATATTCATTTTATCACGATGATGGTGTAAGGCGTACATTTAAAAATAAAATTATTAATTATAATCTTTATAATGGTATTTTAGATATGCAGGATTTAACAGAAGTTGTTAATCCTCATCATTTAGAAGCTAGTTATGTACCTCAACAAATTCCACATATACCAATCATTGTACCTAAAATTGATTTACTAGTTGGTGAAGAAATTAAACGTAGATTTGATTGGTCTGTTATTGTGACTAATCCTGATGCGATCACTAAGAAAGAAGATGATAAGAAAAAATTCTTATTTGAAAAACTTAGTAAAATGTTAGAAGAAAATTATCAAGAGGATGAATTAAAACAAAAAATGGATGATTTAAGTAAGTATATGAAATATACTTGGCAAGATCTTCGTGAAAAAATGGCTAATCAAATTCTTAGACATTATTGGCAAGAATTAAAGTTTGCTGAAAAGTTTACAGAAGGTTTT